CTTGCGACTCGGAAGAGAATCACTGTGGTCGGTTTTCTTTTTCTCGCTCTTCTATGGATCATCGCAGTCTGGATTAGCTGGCTACACACCATCGCCATCGTGGGATTCGAGGTTGCTGCCACAACAGGATCTGTCTCAGCCGCCTTCATCATCCAAGCCTACCTCATTTTCGATGCGAAAACGGACCTTCCGACTGTTCCGGAGAAACCCTATGGAGTTTACGGATACAGGGTCGGGGACGCTTTCGCCAAGGGCATGAAGCACAACGAGGTCGATCCCAACAAAGGTCTCAATTTTTCTTTCTTTTGGCAGATGCCTAAGGATCGGAAAATTATGGCTTCCATCTCACCGTTTGCTGTCGCCAACATTGCGATGCCCTTGAGTGACCGAGATGATGCTCTCACCACAGCTGCTGGACTAGCCCATCGGGGAGGGGGCTTGACGCCAACTCCCCTTCCTTCTTGGATGAGTCGGAAGAAAGAAATCAGTGATGAGATCTGCCAGGCGCTCTACCCTCCGATGAATGAGTCTGATGTCATCCGCTTCGATGACCTCCTCAGGAACAGCAACTACACCCTTGCTGAGCGAACCAAACTACAACGCATCCATGTTGAGCGAAAGGGGGATTTCTACAGGTACCGACCGAACAGAGAAACTGGGCAATTCAACAAGTTCGAAGCTTATCCCACTGCCAAACACAGTCGAAGCATCCAAGCCATGCACAAAGAGCTTTGGAATGCTGATGTTTTTGGTGCCATGGGGAGGTTCGTCAAATCCGTTGAGTCCATGGTCTACCACATAGCACCGAGTGTCAAACACCTCACCCCGACTGGTCTGGTTGATAAGATACTCGAGCTGGGGCCTGGCACTAAAACGGTAAGCGACTACAGCTCTTATGAAGCCAGTTTCAGCCGACAAGTCAAAGAAACAGCCCAATTTCCCCTTTACGACCACCTGACAAAAGGTTTGGGGAACGGCGGCCGGTTTCGAGGCTACTACCGCTGGTTGCTCGGAGGTGTGAACCAAATTCGCAACAAGTTCTTCAACGCCAAGATCAAAAATCTCAAATGCTCGGGTGATTTCGACACAGCATTGTCTAACTGGTGGGACAATGTCGTCACCTGGGCCACCGTTTGGGACAAAGTTCATGGCATCCATTGGAGCACGTCACTCAACTGGTTCTTGTGTGAAGGAGATGACAACATTACTGACGACCGAGGCTTCAAATTCGACTCTTCCCATTTCGCCAACTTGGGAATGACGGCGAAATTGGAAACCGGACTCGAGCTCAACGAGGCAGGTTTCTGCCAAAAGTTCGTCAACATCTCCACAAAGAACATCTTGGTCGATCCCATAAAATTCCTGGGCAAGAGGAATTACCAAGATGTCAAGTACAAGGATGCAAACCAACAGACGAAAGTCTCGCTTGCACGCGCAGCAGCCATGTCCACGTTGGCTCAATACCCCAACTCTCCCGTTGTGTCGGAGTGGGCGTATCGCGTGTTGGAACTCACCGAGGGTGTCATTGTTAAGAAGAAACACATCCTCGACTGCTTGCCTTACGGAAGCAACATTAGCATTCCATCTAGTTTCAAGGAACCCGTCGTAATTCTCGAAGATCGTGTCATGGTCTCTCAAGTGTTCGGGTTTTCGCTCCGCCAGCAGGCGGAGTTCAGCGAAGCTGTCAGGAGCTGGAAATACGGACTTCTCAATCTTCCTATTGAGTGGTTCCCTAGCAACTGGGTGGAGTTCTACCTTACGTACCGTCATGTCAATGAACAAG